TTCTCTAGGTCTTTGCTAATTGCCTTCTTAAATAAAGAACTATATTTTGCATCGAGCTGCCTACGCATCCTTTCAAACTTCACCCAATATTCGCTTCTTTGCTTCGCGTTCATCGATGCACTTTTGTTTATATGCTGTCCTCAATGACATCATCATCCTCTTCTCTACTGCGCATTGCTGCTCGCTCTTCTGCTTGGGATATTTCGTCATCACTATCCTCATTATCTCCTCGTCTGTTGTTTGCGATGTTATCTGATCCGTTGTCCATGCCATCTTCTTCGCTTGGTGGTACTGTTAGGTCCATCACTGCTTGCTCAATAGGAATTAAGCCGCTATTGATATAAGCATACTCAAATGCCCCTTCTCTTTCTTGGTAATTCATTGCTACACGCTTTTCATCCATTGTTAGCCAATTGGCATCACGAAGTGAACGAACCATTCTCTCCATGTCTTGCTGCATCTCTGGCAGTGCCGTAATATCAAAGTCGATAAAATAATCTTCTCCGTACCGAGGCACCAAAAATTTATTTAACTCATCACGCAGTTGGCAACACATTGGAATAATTGTGTTGGTGATCAGATCACGCATTGCGTTTTGATAGTTGTTGTAGCTTGATGTGTCAACATCAAAAAGAACTGCTGGAAGTCCGAAAACCCTGCACCATTGGTGCATGCTCATTCTGAGAGTGTTTACCAGCTCCATGTCAACGCTAGATAGTCCAAAGTTTAAATAGTCCCAAGGAGTTTGCAGCACTGCTACTCTTCCCTTGTTATCTATTCCGTTTAGATTCTCATTGACTGCACGTTTAATATCATTTGCTTGATCGATTGTAAATGACGGCACGATGTTACCAAGCGGCTTTGGAGTTATCGCTCCTTTCGCTCCACCGTTGCCTGTCATTGTTGCACTTGCATCTGCCGCATTGTTACTCATGCGTAGCGTCTTATAAGCGGCACGAAGTGGAGAGAGTCCACGAAGGTGTGTTCTGCGTGTTGCATCGAAGTCTGGGTTCCAGCTTCTCCACATCATCACTTGCTCTTTCGGCAAATCAACACCAGCACCAATTTGCAGCTTATATCCAGCAATTGCATATACATCTTTCGGATCGGGATAAATCTCTAGGAACTGAGTAGGCAAAATATTAAGCTCACTAAATGTGCCACCTATTCTACCATCATTGCCATAAATATTTCCTTCACCACTTAGGTATCTATAACCAAATAAATTCTCGAAGAACTGATCTTGAGATTGATAAGAGTTAGGTTGCTCAAGAAGTCTTGCAAGTGGCGTACCAAGGACAATGTTCTCACTGTATGCGTTTTTACGTGCAATAATAGCTTGCTCAAACGCACCACGATTTGAAACTCCTTTTACAAGTTGCTTGTAACGCATTAAGTTTGTACGAGCCTTCTCACCTGGGTTTAGTTTATAAACGTACCAAGGAATAGACGCGCTTTTGCGCGCAAGAAAACTTACAATGGAATAAACATCCGCATTACCAAGATAACCTTGGTTTACGTACTCTATTCCAGTATAATCTTGTATTACCGAACTATTGATGCCGACCATTTGCACTGCACTTGTCGGATAAGGATTGATGCCCTTCTTTTTGAAAATATCAAATAATCCCATGTTGTTATATTGCTCCCCAAGTAACACTTGGGATTGTTAATTTAGAAAATATTGCATATCTCATAGCATCACTAATGTGGTCATTGAACTTAACCGGTTGATCAAGTTTATTACCATTCCTATCCGTTTTCCAACGGTAATTTTTTACCTCTTTAAGTAAATTTACGGAATCTTGATGAATGTATAGTGGAGTAGCCTTAACGGAACGTATTCCCTCAAGTACATCCTTATTAGCTGGCTTCGCATTTAGTCCTTGTCTTACCAACTCTTCAATAGTTTTTGGCTCTGCGGCATCGCAATAAATTTCATCGAACTTATCTATGCCCAAAGCTACAATTTTTTCCACTAAGTCATTTGTAGTAAGTTTTGTTTCGTAGATCAACTCTTGTACATACGCTGCATTTTCATAGAACACAACTTTCACCATTGCACTCGGTACATTGAAACCAAAGTCTAAGCCATACACCGTTTCCCCTTCTGGCATTGTTTCCGTTGTTCGGTAATGAAGGTAAATTAGGTCTTGGCTCAATCCACGTTCACCAAGGCCATAGATTTGCCAATAGTTAGGGTCTGCATCTTTTAACCTCTCTAATTCGTCAACCAGTTCTTTTGGAAGGAAAGGATTGTCTTTGAAAGTAGTAATATAAAAATCAGCATCGTCTCTTGGAATCACATCATCGTAAATCCATGAGGAGATGTCCGATGGGTTATAGTCAATCACTATCTTACCTTCCGTTCTCATTATGAGCTGCATCCATGCTTCATAACTGAGTTCATTGGCCTCATTGCAAAATAAATAGGTTCTAGCCCTACCTCGAATCTTTTGTGGTTGATCAGCACTAACGAACTCGACCACGTTACCATTAAGCTGATATATTTGCTCTGTCTTGTTATGATTATCTTCAGAATATATCCCAAGGCGGGAAAGTATATCCACAAAGTCGCGTAGGACCGAACCTTTTATGCTTGGGAGAGATTGCCTCACTATCGTTAATGTCTTACCATTCTCTTGAAGTAGCTTTACAATAAACCAAATAAGGATATTGTAAGTTTTCCCCGAGCGAGATCCGCCCTGCATGACCGTAATGCGCTTTTTTGAGTCCTGCAATATTTCAAAGATCTTATTAGTCTGAAGTTTAGCGTCCATAGTTTTAGTGATTTTCTAAAAATTTAGTATTAGTGTTTGGGTTGAAAAAGTAGGTATAAAAAGGGGGTCATTAGTGTATGTGGTTTTTATCTAGACAAGTGTTTTAGTGTTGTCAAACTTTTGCTTTGCCCCCTGCCCTGCCCCCTCGGAAAAAGTTAAAGTACCCCCCGTTAGTGGCCGCAAAAAACCCCAGTGAGACGTACGGAAACGGCCAAAAAAACCCCTATCCCCACGCTCGCCAGCCGCCCGCCTCAAATTTAATTTTGCGCGTCCTCAAGGGCTTGCACATTCGGTTTTATAACCTCTATTTGTACTTGGTTAAGTTGGCCTTCTATCTTGCTTTCTATTCGTTGCGTAGGCATTCCCATGTAATACTGGTAAAACAATTGGACGGCCTTCATATCGTTTCTCATCAGATTATATTCCAGGGCCTGGAATGCCTTACTTTCCATTGGGGCTAGTTTCATCATAATTTCATGTTCCTCTAGCCTTCTCTTCCTTCCTGCTCCTTCTCTTGCCCCGCCCCTTTTACTCTTCCTCTCTTCTATCTTTGCCGTCAATTGTTGATCAGTCATTGTTGTCTAGTTTGATTTTATTTGAATATTCAGAGATGATCTTATTTTGTTTTTCAATATTTTGTATAGCTTCCAGGTTATGTGTATGCCCTTTGTCATCTGGTTTATCACGCTCAAACAAACGAAATGTAACCCAGCCGTCCTGGCCTTCTAGGTCTTTTATATATTGTTGAAAATCAGCTACATATAAATGAATGTAAACTGATCCTTCCTTTACTTTCTTTATGTAAAACCCTTTACGGCGCATTATAAGCAACAAATTACCAATGTTTTGCGCTATATTCTAGCCATGAAAACACATGGTGTTGATAACTTTGTGAATAAAAATAATTAACTAAATATTTTTGTATGAATAAAATAGTTAGTAATATTGCTATACAAAAACAAACCAACATGAAACATTTAACCGCCTCAAACATTACGCCGATCATTATCGCGGCCGCCTTTTATGCAGCTATTTTTATCATCAATTTCATTAACCAATAAAACAAACCAACATGAACAAGATCAACAACGTTAGCAAAATCATTTACTCAATGCTTATTGAAAATACTGGATCTCATTTCCTTGACAGTGGGGGTGCTTATGGTAGGCATCACCAACGTAACGCTAACAAATCAATAACTGACTTTTATAATGAACCATTTGAGCAATACAATTATCAAAATGGATGGATTGAAAGGACAGTTAGTGTATTTCATTACCTAAATAATTTTGGATTATCTATTGACCAAGTCTGCATTGGATTTAATCAACTTAATGAAGATGCAAAAGACTGGGATTGTGATGCTGATGTGTACGGTGTTTCTAATGCTGCTTGGGATTATTTAAACGAGTGCGCCTATGATGTTGAAATAGTTAGAACTTTCAACACATACAATGGAGACAGTGATTTGTCTCAAATATTGCAGGGTTCATATTTACGATTGAATTGTGAAGGTTACTTATTGGTTCAAATTCATGGCGGCTGCGATGTTCGAGGGGGTTATACTAATGCTCGTTTATTTAAATATGATTTTGACGAGTGTGAATATATGCCAGAATATAAAACACAAGACGAAATACTGGATGAAATAAGAGATGGTTATATCACAGAAATTGACGGAATAGACGCGAATGAAATACTAAATAAAATTGAAGCTCATGAAAATCAATAAACAACTACTTTACTTAATTATCGCGCTTATTTGCGCAGGTATTATTTTAGGGCAAATTCAAGATAATTTCTCACGCTAAAAACAAATAAAATGAAACAAACCAAACCAAAAAAACAAGGAAAAAAGATTTCTGAAATGCCAGAAAAAGAAATTCAAAAGCAATTGACTGAAAAACTGGTTAAGTCTGGCATATCAAAAGATTTTCTAGAAAAGCATTTTTTTGTCATGAAATTAGGTTAACTGACGAAGGCTAGATGCCAGAAACGATTTAGAGGCTTTTTTAGCCTCTTTTTCGTATTAACCAATACTTACCTAGTGGAACAGATAGAAAGCCTCTACAATTGGCTAGAAATGCACCACAATGCCCTCGCGTTATCCTTTGCACAATGGGAGAACCCAAAAAATATCCCTTTTGTGCTTTATTGCGTGGCAATGTACGCGAAACACCAAACGCTTACAAAATAACTCTACATCGATAGTCATTTTGTAGCATTTCTGCTAATTCTGATAGGTTGACATCATAAGGCACAAAGACTGATATTCTTTTGTCTATCATGTAACGCTGGCTAATATAGTCTTGTATTGATGACAAAGCATTCTGAATGTTTTCATCCTTAATGCTTAATAAGTCATTTATGACATTTATGCCATGAATTACGCTAGTATGATCTGTATTCGTTAAATGGCCTATCTGTTTCAATGTAGCACCGTAATAGTATTTCGACAAATAGTAAAACAGATGACGGCACACAACTAATTCGCGGTAACGGCCTTTTGTCTTTACCCGCTCAATATCTTGACCCATGACAAAACAAACGCCCTCTAGTACATTAATTAACTCCATAAATGATTGATTTTCAATGTTTAATATATCGTTTCAATTGCAACTATTGCCAAAAACAACCGATTTTGAGGCATTTTTGCCATATTTTGGGCCAAAAACCCCAAAAACCCCAAAAACTCCCAACCGCCAAAAACCTTCCGAGACCGTTTCGGTTTCGGTTAGACCAAAAACTTTCCGCACCAAAAACCCCAAAAACTCCCACCCGCCAAAAACCTTTCGATGCACCGCCTCGGTGTATCATTTGCCAAAAAACCTCAGACCATTTTCCCAATTCACCGCAATTCTCTATATACCCCACCCTATTAAAAAATATAAAAATAAATACCCCCTGGCTAAAATATTAAAAAAATGGACTACATGGACTACAAGAGTGATTATCAACGACTTCTGCGCTACAAATGCGCTACATTTGCGCTACATTTTGCCAAAATGGACTACATTAACTAGACAAAAACTTCACGACACTAAAAGAAATCATCAGACAATTCTTTCTTAAAGTTAATAACGTAACATTTTTTGTTGTTTTGACCCCGATCTCTCACTACTTTGTAGTCCATTTTCAATATCCCACACGTCTCTTCTATCGCCTTATTAAACCTTTTTAACGAGTAATCTTTCTTATCATAACCCGTAAAAGTTAGGTAGTCATTATATAATCTTTCAAGTGTAATGGTCAACCCACTCTCGCCCTCCAAGCTCATAAAATAATCCAAGAACTCCTCCCCAAACTGTACCCTTATTTGCTTCCTACTCAAACTCTCACTCATAGGCATCTCCGTAACCCCATTTTCCATATAATCTGACACGCAGTGAAACATCAGATTAAAAAACCTATTCCACTCATCTTTATCCCAATCATCAAATAGCTTATGCCCAAACTCATCCTCTGGGGTATGCTTAGGTGAAAAGTAAGGCGCAAACTCAAATATCTTTTGCCTACGCTTAGCATGGTTCCCCGAGTTAGGTATAGTATAATTAGTGGTAAAAATCACCTTAGGCGAGTCCTTATAAGGGATTCTAAGCTCATCCTTGTTCTTTTTCTCGACCGTTATGCCTTCCGTTATTATTGAGTAAAAACCCTCAAAATCCACGTTCTTACGGGTGTCCTCAATGGCTATTAGCCTGGTGTCCAAATCCACCCTTTGAAACGCAAAGTTCTTGTCAATCTTAAAGTTCTTGCCATCTACTACCACTAGGTTATTGATATACCCCAATGCCTTTACAAAAATGCCCTTACCAGTTCCCCCACCTTTGGCCTCGTTCTCGGTCTCCTCAGCTAGAATCACCGCAAACGGCCTAGCTGGGTCTTTATACTTATGCAGCAAATATCCTATCAAACTAAGGCAATAAACCAGCTTCGCGTTATCTCCTCCACTGATCTTATCCAAAAACTTAAAGTACTCGCAGTTCTCTATCTTAAAATCATCCTCTATATATATCTTATGGTCCAGCACTTGCGACTTCCAGATCACTTTCCCAACCTCTCCATAATTCATCAGCTTCATGCCATCTTTTGTTACCCTTACAACACCATTGGTGAAGGGGAAATAGCAAACCTCTTTTGTATCTTCTAGGAACTCAATCTTCGCCCGATCAAAGAACTCAAAGAAATTATCCGAGAAGTAAGTGTTCGACCCCTTATAAATCGTCTCCATGAGCATCTGTGGATCAAGCCCCATGTCAAACGAGCTAGGCAACCTATTGATAAACCCCTTAATGAATTTCTTTATTTGCTCGGTAGAACTTTCCTCAACCATTCCATCTTGAATCCTTATGAGTCTATAAATAACGCTATTAGGATCATAAAAGTACAAGCTAAACCCACCTTTCTCATTGAGAAACCTTTCGAGCTTATCCAGTTGAATAACGGGCGTAACAATGCCGTTCTTCTCTTTGGTCTCCCAAAACTCTTTAATCTCTGGACCATACTCCTTGTCAAGTGTTTCGATTATTTCGTTTGCTTCCGATACGCTCTTATCATGCCTTTTTACAAGAAAACTGACCAACTCATCTCCACTAACCCCATTGCGTTTTTTCTCGTATATCTCTTTCTCTAGCTTCGAGCCGAAGTTTTGCTTCCTTTCTCCGTAACCTTCATCAAGGAGCTTTTTGGCCGCCATTTTGAAGTCCGCGTTGCATTTGAGGATTGCGTACACTGCTGCTGGCTTATAACCCCTACCAACTTGAAAAGGCGTGTTCGTTGAGAATACGGAAAATAATCCCATCTCGGTATTAAATGACCCACTATGCTCACTTGCCGACCCTGGTCTGAGGTAGTAAATTCGAGTGCCTCCATTTTTAACCTTTTGCCAGCCGCACTCTTCCATGAGCGCAGTGAAGTCACACCTGTTATTATAGTCATCAAATGGCGAAAGTCCATACTCTTTAGCAGAAGGCTTGTGATGAGCTTCAATGATATGTTCTTCGACAACTTCATTGAAGGATCGCATAAGCGTAAGTAACTCTTGCCGCTCCTCGATTGTAATAATATTGATGCCTTCTTGCAACACCTCATAGCCACTCGAAGGCGGTGCCGCAACATAACCAGCCTCACCGCGTGTCTCAATGACACAATAGGATTTGATGTGAGGGTTGCTTTTAAATTCATCATTTGTTGGTAGCCTACTTGCCAGCTTTTGATTCCCCTCAATCTCCTCACATTTATAGTAGAGGTGATACCCTCCGCTTCTAGTTTTGACAATATGCAATTTATCATAAAGCTCTTGTCTGATTCTTCTTCTAATCTCATCCCATAGCTCGTAGGTCTGATATTTTGTGTCAATGTCGATAACCTCCAAGCCTCCAGATACAGAGCCACAAATAATTGCCACTCCTTTGGCTCTAGGGTCGGCCATTTGTACATTAAGCTCCGCTTGTGTAATCTTCTGCGTTTGGTAAACTTTCCAAGGAAAGATGGCTGCTTTGTTTTCATTTATAGCAATTACGTTTAGTCCTAGTTCGAGGTAGTTCATAGTACATTTTAAATATTCTTATAACAGTATATATCAATATCATCCAGCGATCTTACTACTCTTGCAAATACGCCATGCTTGTTTAGATCAGCTATCCTTTTTTCTTGTAGTGGTGCTACTACTCCTTTCTCCGTTTTTACTTCTAGGAACATCACCACTCCTTTTCGTATGCACATTAGGTCTGGTATGCCGTTCATGTTGGTTTGGATGAGCTTTATACATGACCATCCATGTCTATTCAATCTATCAACGATCTTCTTTTGCAATTCTGCTTCTCTCATTTTTTCCAAGTTTTAGGTATTTCAATATCAAATTTATTTCCGTTCATAGGGTTGTCGTACATCCTTATATCATCGGAGTAGTAATGCTTAACCTCTCCTCCTTTAAGTCGCACAACCCACACGCTATTTATCTCCAGCCCATAATCAATGATAAACATTGCATCTCCATAGCCATGCGGAGTGTGGACTGGGATTTTATTTCTAAGTTCAAGTATCAAAGAATCAAAATATTTTTATCCATAAAATTTATAATCACTTTGCTTGGCATCATTATTCCGTTCTCGCACTCCACTTCAAATACGGTCTGCCATCCACGATCTCTAAGCGTGTTCAAATGCACGAGGCCTTCGTAAAAAAATCCCGTCTTGAAAAGCTGGTTTTCCTCACCAAGCCTTACAATGTCCTTTGCTCTTAGATCATCTTCGTGGATTCTAAATGTAATGATAGCCGTAACTTCTTCAGCCAAACCACGAATATAGCTTATGCCCTCACTAGAAAAAAATATTTCTACGTTCCAGTGTATTTTATTGTCCGTCTTTTGGTGCCACCAATCAATCTCGGTTGTATGCGGCAACCCTAAGGCATAATGTAAATGCTCACACTCAATAGTGAATAGAGTCGAGATAATTTTTTGTGTCATAATATAATTTTTTAATTAAATAGGTTATTGTAAGACTTATCATGAAGCATAGTGTAAAAGGTACACAAAAGAATAGCCAATAGGCTAACCATAGAAAGATTTTTAATATTGCAAGCATAATTTTCATTTTTGGTTATAGGTTTCGTTGTAGTATTGTTCTGCCATTTCAACAAATGCTTTTGGCTCAAGACTTCCATCGTTTTCACCAGCTAACCAGGATTCAATTATCTGCTCTTTCTCCATTTCTTTTGCTTCATTATAAGCATCCAAAAAATCATCTGTGTTTTCACATTCATCTACTTTGTACATAAACCATTCAAGTGCAGTTTGTTGTTTCATAAATAGTCCTTTTTAAAGTGATTCAATGTATAATCTTTCTTATCCATAACGGCTTTATATATCTTATCCTCTATTCCATTGTAGCTAAATATCCAGTAAATCTGAGCCGACTCAGTTCGATCCTTTGTCTGAATCCTTGCCCTACTTTGCCAATAACTCGTAGCCGAAAAGTCAATATTGTAAAAGATAAGCGCATCGGCCGAACTTAGGTTAAGCCCCTCTCGCCCGCTCACTATTTGCGATACAAAGACGGCATCATTACCAGCCTTGTTAAATCCCGCCGCATCAATCTCTATCCTACTACCAAACACCCAAAGTAGTGCTGCATACTCGGCTTGAAACTTATAAAATATAGCGATCTTTTTACCAGCAAATTTCTCTTTTATAAACTCCGCTTTGGTATAGTCAAATGCCTTTGCAACTCGCTTTGGCTCATCGACAATAACAGAGCCGCTATATATTTGGTGCAGCTTATTCATAAGTTTCACTGCCGTATCTCCCATAACAGTCTCTCCGTCCTTATTTGTTACCATTTTATCTCTACGTATCTTTTCAGCGAGTTTGTACGTGCTATCTTCCATTTTAACGTATAAAATGTTCTCTTCTATCAGTCCCTCAAAGCCAGCTTGGGCTTGGGTGAATGTGATCATAATTGGCTTTATATCTTCCATAATTTTTTCTTCGTATGCGTAAGAGTAATCATTAATAGCTCGGTTAAATACATATTTCTTTTGCACTATAACATAATCATTTGCCCACTGGTAAAAGGTCTTATACTTTTTATATACCGAGTAACTAGATATGTATAACTGGTGGTAAATCTGTGAGTATGACTCTGGTGTAGGTGTGCCACTTAAAAAAATAATAGGAGTAGCTGCACAAATACGTTTCAATTCTTTAGCCCTCTTACTAGGCCTAGGGAAAGCACCCAGTCCATGCGCCTCATCTACTATCACCACATCCCATCCGTACTCTACTTTATGGAGCTGCTCAAAGTTGGTTATATATATCTCCATGTCATAACCCATCTTTTTGGCTTGCTCAATAATATCATCAATGGCTTTCTTTTTTGTGCAAAAGAGGACCTTTTGTGCGCCGAATTTATAAGCTGATGCTAGTGCCGTCAAAGTCTTGCCAGTCCTCACTTCCATAGCTAGGTAGGCTATCTTGTGATATTTAAGCAACTTTGCCGCCCTATCCGAAATCTCTATTTGGTAGTCTCTAAGATTCATTTTGTTCTAATTTTACTCTTAAGCGTTCAAGATAAAGGCTTGCATCAAACAATTCTTCTTGCAAATGATTAAGCCAATCAATTGTACTAAGGTCATCTCTCATCATTGTTACCCCGTACTTGATCATACCTTCTGCCGATCTTTTCTGGTACTTAGCGATCACGCTTTCTACTATTGGGTCGCGAGGAATATCATCATGGCACTCTATACATAGATCATGTATAGTAGCCATTACATCTTTTTTACATTTATTGCAGATCATTTTTCTTGTATTTAAGTTGGTAAGAAATATTTCTTGGTGTTACGCCGTCATTCATTGCGAGCCACAGCTTTTGTGTGCTTTTAAATAGCTCCCAATCTTTTTTAAGCTCGGTCATAGTGCGTTGTACAAGCTGCCATCCTTGACCTTGAATAGCTCCGCCTTTGCCAGTAGTGCGTGTCTTTGCATTGAGCCATAATATACCTACGGCGTCTACGTTTAGCTTTTTATGATGCTCTTTGAGTAATTGATGATAAGCGGCTAATTGTAGCCAGTAGGATGGATAGATGCTATTACTTGTCTTGATGTCTAGCAGCATTGTAAGCGAGCCGAGTCTAATCACTCTATCAAGAGTCCCCGCAAAGCCTAGCTTATCACTCATCAAGTGAACCTCCATCATATCAATTTGAGGATGAAAATTTGTCGAAAATTCGACATAACGCTCAAACATTGCCCATTCAAGCATCTTATATTGTGGAGTGCCGTAGTCATTTATAAGTGTAATCTCCTCATTGCAGTCATACCTTTCAGTAAGCTCATGCACTACTGACCCTCGGCGTCCCGCCTCATCTCTAATATGGTCGGCATCTGAGCCAACATCTTTAAGCCATTTGTAATAGGATGCGTCCTTTGGGTAAGCCTCTAAAATTGTGGTAACGCTAGGGAGGTATTTTTCTTTTGGAGATAGGTAAAATCTGGTGTCAATAAATTGGATGCGTTGTCGGTCTAGGTCTAGTTTGTAATTTTTCATAATAGTTGTAGTTTGTAATGAGGTCGCTATATCGGAATCGAACCGATCACATGCGCTCCTAAGCGATAGCGACTAACCTATGAACCAACCTAAAAAGGTGTATCGTCCTCGTTTACATCTGAGAGAACTGGCTTAATGAGAGGTAAGATAGAGTTTTTTACATATTCCTCCAAATATTCCATCCTTTCAGTGTCATCCCAAGTTGATACTCCTTTTACTTTTATTTGTTTCAAAGGTGGTAATTCACCAGGATTTGCTTTATTCCAAAAGTGCTTGAGTCCTACTCCGTTCTGGTTAATAAATACTACCGAGCTTTTCTTATCGCCATCGATAGTGAGCTTAGGAGTAAGAGTAACCAATTCGCTGAAACTCACGTTTGGCAATGCTTTGAGAAAACTAACTGCATAACCGCTGCTATACTTCATTTCCAAAAAGTAAGTGTGCTTGTCATCTTTTACGCTTACTACCCAAAACTTTCCGTAGTCGCTTTCTTTGGTTTTGATGTCGGAGATGTAGCCCGTAAGAGAGTCATAAAACTCCTCATGCACCTCTTTACCTACTTTGTTTACTCTAGATACTGATTTGTCAGTAGGCTGCTTGAATTGTCTTACAAGTTTGCCGTTTGTGATGGAGAGAAATACTCCATTACCGCTTTGATTAGACTGAAGTCCCATTTGCTAAGTGTTTATTGTTAAGTAATAATTGAACCCTATATTGATAAGATGATAGCAAATTTGCTACCTTTTCGTTATATACTTTATACTCTACTAACTGCTCGTACTTGTACATAAATTGGTTGATGTGATGCTGCACATTCTCGTAATCACTACTATTCATGCGGTGAATTTTTAGAGTCAACCAATTGTACTCTTCCCAAAATACTGCGGGAACTTTGTAGTGATCGTTGCGATTAACTCTGTTCTTTTTCTTTGGTCTTTTTAACGGAACGATGAAAAAAGCAATGGTAAGGCTACAAGCTAGAAGAATTAGTAGTAGTTGCATTTTTTAAAGTATTAGTAATTTTCAAATAGTTGGATAGTGTAATCTTGCCCGTTTTCTCTGCTCTGTAAATGGTCTGTGAAGTTAAGCCGCATAGCTGCGCCAACTTTTCTTGCGATAACCCTTTTGCTAGTCGTAATGTTCTAATTTCTTCTTGTGTACTCATATCATTTAATTTTAGACAAAGCTAAATAGACAATTTCAAATAAACAAATTTATTTTAAATATTTTTTTTCTTGAGCCGTTTATCGCTCATTATCGGCTCATTTATCGCTCAATAAAAAGCCCCTCGTGGAAACGAAGGGCGGACAAACCAACTGTTATGAAAAAATGTGCTACTTGCTACCGTCTTGAAGCGGTATATCTTCGTGAGGATCAATCCTCCTATAATTTTCTTTCCAGAGAATCTTGGTCAAAGTTATGGCTTTTTTCTCAATCTCCTCCTCACTTGCTTCTGGCCATAGTAAATGGAGTGTTTCGTGAACGATAATTTCAAGATGCTTTTTACCTTTTAGCCTTTCATCTATCTCGATGAGGCCATCGGAATGTGCCACCCCATAGGCATTTTCCTTACCAAGTTTGCGATATTTAATTCTTATTTTCAAATCCTTTGGGTGTGTTATCCTAAAATATCCTTTCATAGAACTTTGCCGTTATGGATGCGCAAGTTTCTGAGATGAAAGTCATCGCCATCGACCTCTACAAATGCAAAGCCATGATTCCACTGATTATGCGGCATATAAGCTGGTTGCAGCTCACATAGGCATCCACTGGCAAATGTAGTGTACATTTTGCCATCCACGTTTTTATAGCTATACTCTTGCGTTCTGTGGTTATGGCCTTGCAAAGAGCTAGTACCCGTTTTGCTCCAAAGTCCCTTTGCAATATGCTCTCCTCCACTTCCAAAAAACTCATGGCCATGGAAAACATTTAGGTTGCCGCACTTGACTATCCGCTTATCTTTGATTACATTTATCCCATTTGCCCTGGCCTTAATGATATTCTCAAAGTCAAACTCCTCAACGCCAACCAGCTCATGGGCTTTCATAAATAGGAAATGCTCGTAACGCTCACAATGGTTGCCTAGCTTATAATGTATTTTGCACTCAAAAACCTTACTAAGCACCTCAAAAAAATGCTTGAACGTATCTATCTCGGCTGCAAAGTCTCTCATCTTTGGATTCTTAACATACCTTGATAGGCTATGAAAGTCTAGCAAGTCTCCGTTTAGTAGGATTGCGTCTGGCTTCTCTTTTTTTGCCCAATTAAAGGCCACTGTAATTGCATCAATGTCATGGTAAGGCAAATGAATATCGCTTAAAATAAGCACTCTTTTGGCCTTTAAAACGTAAGGCTCAAGTATGGTTGCATCACTCTTGGGTAAGTTATAAGGGTTTTTAGGCCTTGTATCAACCTCTTTGACAACTTTATAGCCCATAGCCTTGCTTTTACCCTCTATACCACGAAGAACTGTCCTTACATCCTCCACATCCTTAAATTGGAAGTTTTCCTTGGCATAAATAATTCTAGCCAGCTTTAGAGTCGGCATCTCCCATCCGTACTCTTCTCTGTAATTTTTACAAACCTCTGCTTTTGTCATAGGTATTTTTTATAGGCAAACGCTCCCACTCCTATAATCGCTATCCATAGCCATGTGTAAAATAATG